TCCAATAGCGATAGCAGCGGATGTGCTGGGCCTTACACGGGACATGAATCGATTTGCACAAAAAGGTTTTTCTGGCTCCGCTCCGGGCGGATTTGTTGAATATCCGGGCCATTTGTCCGACGCGGCATATGAGCGTTTCAAAGAGGATTTTTCACAAAATTATGCAGGTGTGGAAAACGCGGGCAAATGGATGTTCCTTGAAGAAGGCGCAAAGGCCAATATGTTTGAAAGGGATATGGACAAAAGCCAGCTGCTTGAAAGCCGCAAATGGGCGGTGAGCGAAGTGTGCCGGATATTTGGTGTGCCTCCGCATCTGTGTATGGATATGGAGCATGCCACGTTTTCTAACATTGAGCAGCAGTCTCTTGAATTTGTGCGCGACTGTATCCGTCCGCTGGCTACGCATATTGAGCAGACATTTTACAAAGACGTATTGGGCGCACGCGAAAAGGCATCGTATTATTTCAAATTCAACCTGAACGCGCTGCTGCGCGGCGACACGGCGTCGAGGGCACAGTTTTACAACGCCATGCGGCAAAACGGCGTTTTTTCTGCCAATGAAATACGCCGACTGGAAGAGTTTTCCGATTTGCCGGGCGAGGAAGGAGACCTTGTGCTTGTCAACGGAAATATGATAACCCTGGAGGCGGCGCGAAGCAATGTTCCAGGAAACGGAGGAGGTGATGGAACGTGAAAAAGTTCTGGGAGTTTAAGGCGAAGAATAATACGGGCGAACTGTTTCTCTATGGCGAAATTGCTGAAAGCAGCTGGTGGGGTGATGAAGTAACCCCGGCGCAGTTCCAGAGGGAACTGGCCGCGCTTGGTGATATTGGCGAATTGAAAGTGTATATCAATTCGCCGGGAGGCGATGCCTTTGCAGGTATCGCCATTTATAATATCCTGAAACGCCATGCGGCAAAGAAAACGGTGCATGTGGATGGCTTGGCAGCTTCGGCGGCTTCCGTTATTGCCATGGCGGCGGATGTGCTGATTATCCCCAGAAGCGCGACGCTTATGATCCATAACGCCTGGACGTGTGCGTGCGGCGGTAGTGAAGATTTACGCGCAATGGCAGACGAGCTTGACCGGATAAACAGCCAAATGAGCGAAATATATGCGGAACGCTCTGGCATGGCACAGGAAGATGTGGCTGCGCTTATGCAGGCAGAAACTTGGATGAGCGGCACGGAAGCGCTGGAAAAAGGGCTTTGCGATGAAACAGACGAAGCCATACCGGTTGCTGCCTGTGCCGACGCGGGATTTTTTGCCAGATATCTGCATCCGCCTGCGGTTGATGTTACCGCAGAAAGTAACGAGGCTCTCAATCGCAGGATTTCCCTGCGTGAGAAAATAATGCAAGGAGGATTTTGACCTATGAACCTGTACGATATGCTCCAGGAAAGAGCGCATGTGTATGAGCGCATGAAAGCTCTGCAGGACCAGTACAACGACAAGCCCATGGAGGGCGCGGACAAAGACACGTATGGCAATCTTGAACGGGAGTTTGATGCCCTGACCGAGCGCATTGAAGCCCGTAAGCGACAGGATGAGCGCGACCGGATGATGGGCGAAAATCCGAAAGACAAGCGTCAGGAAGACGAGCCGTCGCTTTTTGCCAAGGCTTTGACCGGTAAGGCGGAAAGCATTGCTGAATATAAGGCCAGTCTTACCCTGGGCGATAACAACCAAGCCGGCAGCCTGACTGCCCCGGTAGAATTCCGAAACGAACTGCTCAAAGGTCTGAACGATATGCTGTGGATGCGCCAGATTTCGCGTAATATCGGCTCCATCGGCGCGGCACAGTCGCTGGGTTATCCCTACCGCAAGACCGAAGCGACTGACGCGGAGTGGGTAGGCGAAGTGGTAGCGTCTCCGGAAGAAACTACTCTGGCCTACGACCGGCGCGAGTTTAAGCCCAATCGCATGTCCAAGCTGATCAAGCTGTCCCGCACGCTGGTATCGCATGCGCCTATGGCTGAAAGCGTAGTAGGCGAAGAAATGCGCTACCGCATTGCGGTTACGCAGGAAAAGGCGTATATGCTTGGCGATGGCAACAATAAGCCGCTTGGCATATTTGTTGCGTCTGAAAATGGCGTGCCTACTTCCCGCGATGTATCCGATGGCAATACTGCCACCGAAGTTACTTTTGATGGCCTGATCAACGCCAAATACGCACTCAAGGAGCAGTATCTGCGCGGCGCCAGGTGGGTAATGCACCGCGATATGGCCAAGATGTTGGCCAAGGTAAAGGATGCAAACGAGCATTATGTATGGCAGCCGTCTGTGCAGGTCGGACAGCCTGACTTCCTGCTCGGCCATGAGGTGCATATGAGTGAGTATGCGCCCAACACCTTTACTACCGGCATGTATACGGCAGTGTTTGGCAACTTTAACCATTACTGGTATGCTGATGCCGATTTGCTGACCGTGCAGGTGCTCAATGAGCTGTACGCTACTACCAATCAGGTAGGTTATCTGTTCAACTACTTCGGCGACGGCGCGCCCGTTCTGGGCGAAGCGTTTGCTCGCGTCAAGCTGGGGTGATCATGAAAATGCGGTTTATCACGACGGCGGCCGGCCCTCAAGGAGTATATCTCCCCGGAGACGTCATCGAGGTAAATGCACAGGAAGCCGCGTTGCTAATGCAGCGCGGCTTTGCTGTGTCCGCAAAAGGAGGAGAAAGACGTGCTGTACGAGATAACGGAAAGCCCGAAAGGAGAGCCGTTAAGTCTGGAGGCAGTAAAAACGTATCTGCGCGGGATTCCGGGCGATGATAGCGAAGACGATGATGTTTTACTGCCGCTCATATCGGCGGCGCGGGAGTACTGCGAAAACATTACAGGCCGCGCGCTTGCGCCGCAGACCATAACGGCGTATCCGGAAGACGGTTCCGTGCGGATGCGTCTGCCCAGGCCACCAGTAGTGGAGATTATGTCGGTTACCGAAGGCGGCGAACCGGTTGCCTATACGTCCGATCCGGTGCGTGCTTTCCTGAAGCTTGAACGACCGGCTTCAAGTATGGCGATTACGTACCGCGCCGGGTACAGCGAACTTCCCAGCCTTATCCGGCAAGCCATGCTGCTGCTTATAGGACACTGGTATACCAACCGTGAGACAGTAGTGAATGGCGCGGTAACGTCTGCAGAAGTTGCTGTTTCGGCCAATGTAATGCTACGGCAGTATAAAGTGTGGTGGTTTTAATGGCACAAAGTGCACTTGCCGGAGAAATGAGCACAAAAATCCGCGTGCAGGAACTGCGGACTGGAGAGGACGCAGACGGTTATCCTGTAGAAGAATGGACAGACGTATTTGCGCGACCTGTCTGGTGCAAATGGGTCAATGCACACGGAACCGAAGCGTTTGAAGCGATGCGACTTGATCTCGGCCAGATGGCCACATTAACCATGCGGTATACGCCGCACATTCACGTGCGCTGTCGGGTGTATCACGAAAATGATCCGGTGCCGTATAGTGTGGTGAGCATAGACAATGTGGGCGATGCTCGCAAGTTCTTGGAAATCAAAATTCGCAGGGAGGTGCCGGCATGAGTGTAGCTTCGGATATTCGAAGGGCAGTGATTCCGTTTGGTTATCCAGTGGCGCAAAACAGCTATACTGGCATGGAGAAAACGTACTTTGTATTTTACATAAATACGTTTCCTGCGGATTTTGCCGACGATATGCCGCAGCATGAGCGACAGCTGGTGCAGCTGCACTTGTTTGCTCCGCTTACACTGAATACCACCGAACTGCAGCGCGAAGTAGAACGCGCGTTGTTTGGTTCCGGTTTTACCTGGCCGGTCAAAGAAAATGCATCTGACGATACTGCGCAGCACATTGTGTTTGAATGTGAAGCGGCCGAAGGGGTGAACTGATGGGAAGATGGGAGGAAATCGGGCTCAACAGTTTGCTCCTGGACATGCGGCATCTGGAATTGACTTCGGACAAAATGGTGGAAGAAATGCTGGAAGCCGAGAGCGATATAATGGCCGAGGCCATACGCGGCACAGCTACCACTATGCTGTCCGGTCCGTTTTCGACCGGCGATCTGGCCGACAGCGTAACCAAGGGAAAAGTAGTAAAAGAGACCGGTCGTGTTCGCCGGGATATTGTCTTTGAAGGAAGTCAGCATGGGCAGCGTAACAACGCGATTGCCTATATAAACGAGTACGGGAAAACCAATCAGGAGCCCAGACCGTTTATTCAGACGGCAGTGGAGATGTTTGGCCCCAAAGCGCTGGAGGCGGCGCAGAAGGTGTACGAGAACC